CAGCGAGATCGGCGCTGAGCAAGCGCCGCACCTGCCGCGCCGCCGCGCGCCGGAAGGCGCCGGGATCCTTGTCTGGGGCGTCATGGTCGGCTTGTCGATCTGGGTCCTGATCGCCGTCTTCGGGCGGTTCTTCCACTGATCACCAACGGAGAACGAGAACGTGAACGACGTAATTGAATCGCCTTTCGCTGCGCGCACCGCACTTGCACCTCACGACAGCGCCGGCTCTCGCCAGAATCAAAGCCGAGAACTTGCCGAGACGCAGACGAAGTACCTGATGGCCGAGCGCTTCCCGCGCGACGAGGTTGCGGCGATGGACCGCATTCTGAACGCGTTCTCGCGCGTGACGCTGGCCGAGAAGGCGATGTACCAGTTCGCCCGCGGCGGCAGCGATATCTCCGGCCCCAGCATTCGCGCGGCCGAAGCGATCTCGCAGCAGTGGGGCAACATGGACAGCGGCTGGCGCGAGCTGCAGCGCGGCGTCGATACCGGCGGCGTGCCGTTCTCCGAGGTCGAGGCCTTCTGCGTGGACCTGCAGAGCCGCAATAGCAAGCGGCTGCAGTTCATCGTGCGGCACTGGCGCGACACGAAGAAGGGCGGCTACAAGCTGACCGACGAGCGCGACATCTACGAGTTGTGCGCGAACCAGGCGCAGCGCCGTCTGCGTGCCTGCATCCTGGCGTCGGTACCAGGCGACGTGACCGAGGCTGCGATGCAGCAGGCTGACGTGACGCTGAAGGCCAAGGCCGACACGAGCCCCGAGGCGATGCTCAAGATGGTCGAGGCCTTCTCAACCTTCGGCGTCACGCGCGAGCACATCGAGAAGCGCATCCAGCGCCGCCTGGACGCGATCCAACCCGCCCAGGTGGTCAGCCTGAAGCGCATCTACGCCAGCCTGCGCGACGACATGAGTGCGCCCAAGGACTGGTTCGAGATCGACGAGAACGCGGCGCCGCCACCGCCTCCTCCGAAGGCTCTGCCAGCCCTTGCGCCAACCGACTTCGACAAGGCCATTCCCGGTTGGACCAAGCTGGTCGCCGACGGCAAAAAAACGCCCGAGGTGCTGCTGGCGATGCTCTCCGCGAAGAACGCCTTCACGGACGAGCAGCGCGCCAAGGTGCTGGCACTGAAGCCCACGGCTGCGGCTGGCGCCAGCGCCGGTGACGCCGACGACTTCGTGGGTGACATGGAGCGCGAGGAAAGCCGGCAATGAAGATCCATGACCTGATCCAAGGCTCGCCCGAATGGCTGGCCTATCGCGCTCAGCACTTCAACGCCAGCGACGCGCCGGCCATGCTCGGCTGCAGCGCCTACAAGACGCGCGTCGAACTGCTGCGCGAGATCCACACCGGCATCGCCGCCGAGGTCGACATCGGAACGCAAAAACGCTTCGACAACGGCCACCGCCTCGAAGCCCTGGCCAGGCCGCTGGCCGAAGAGCTCATCGGCGCTGAGCTGTACCCGGTCACCGCCAGCTTGGGCCGACTATCTGCCAGCTTCGACGGCCTGACGATGGACGAAACGACGGCGTTCGAGCACAAGGCCCTGAACGCGGGTCTTCGCGCCTCGATGCCGTCCCATGATGGCTCGTTCGACATCCCGCTGATGCACCGTGTGCAGATGGAGCAGCAGCTGCTCGTCAGCGGCGCCGGGCGGGTGCTGTTCATGGCCAGCAACTTCGACGCCGAAGGCACCCTGGTCGAAGAGCGGCACGTCTGGTACATGCCCGACATGGCGCTGCGCCAGGAGATCGTCGACGGCTGGGCGCAGTTCGAGCGCGACCTGGCGACGTATGCGCTGCCGACCAGCGCGCCAGCCGCACCCGCCGGGAAGGCTCCGGAAACCCTCCCCGCCCTGCGCATCGAAGTCACTGGCATGGTGACGGCCAGCAACCTCGCCGAGTTCAAGGAAACGGCATTGGCGGCCATCCGCAGCGTCAACCGCAGCCTGAGCACCGACACCGATTTCGCCGACGCCGAGAAGGCCGTGAAGTGGTGCGGCGATGTGGAATCGCGCCTGGCCGCGGCGAAAGATCATGCCCTGAGCCAGACGGCCAGCATCGACGCGCTCTTCAAGGCGATCGACGACATCAGCGCCGAAGCGCGCGTCGTGCGCCTGGATCTCGACAAGCTCGTCACGCGCCGCAAGGTCGAGGTCAAGGAAGAGGCCATCACGAAGGCGCGCAAGGCCCTGGACCTGCACATCGCCGCCATCAACGCCGAGATCGCGCCGATGCGCATGCAGGCGCCCTACTGCACGGCCGACTTCGCGGGTGCGATCAAGGGGCGCCGCTCGCTCGACAGCGTGCATGACGCGCTCGACACGACGCTCGCCGGCGCCAAGATCGCAGCCGACAACGCGGGGCGTTCGATCCGCGCGAACCTGTTCGCATTCAAGGCCAAGGCGGACGGGTTCGAGTTTCTGTTCTCCGACCTGTCGCAGATGGTGCACAAGCCGGAGAGCGACTTCTGTTTGCTGGTCGATGCGCGCATCACGACGCACAAGGCGGCCGAGGCCGAGAGGGCGCGCAAGGCCGCGGAGGCGGAAGCGGCGCGCGTTGCAGCTGCCGAGCAGCGAACGCGCGAGCAGGAAGCGGCGCATATCGCTGCGCAGCAGGCGGCCGCAGCGCTGGCGCAGGCCGCAACGAAGGAATACCCCGAAGGGCAGACCACGCAACAGGTTTTGAAGGCAGAGCCGGCAACGGCCGACGCTACCGACCGCGCGGCCTCTGCCGATGCAAGCCCGCGCGGCGGCGCAATGGGTTCAGGGCAAGCCGCCGCCGCGGCCCCCGCTGGCGACGAGCCCGCAACCCTGAACCTTGGCGTCATCTCTAAACGGCTCGGCTTCACCATCTCGGCGCAATTCCTGGCCAACGTGCTGCGCATCAATCCGGCGAAGGTGGACGCGCGATCAATGCTCTACACCGAACGCCAGTTCCGGCAGATCTGCTCCGAGTTGGCGAGCCACGTCAATGCGATGGCCGTGCTGTACGGCAAAGAGGAGGCTGCGGCGTGAGCGCACGCAGAGACTGATCAACGCGGGGCGGCGATGCCGCCTGAGGCCGGTGCATTCAAAGCTGTCTGCTCCCAACGAACCGGCCAATAGCCCGCCCGCGACGGGGCCCCGCACCCAACCACAAGGACCATCGTGAGCATCTACGTCGTATCCAAAAAGACCGCCGTCGAAGGCGAGGAACCGCGCCTCGTGCGCGCGAAGAACCAGAGCCGCGCGCTACTGATGGCCTCCACCCTCAACATCGTCGACAGCGCCGGCGCCACCCTGCAAGACCTGGTGCCACGAGACGCAGCGCCGGACCAGTTCGCGCTCGCCCAACGCCTCTACATGCGCGCCGCGCTCGACACGCTGGACCTGCTGCGCGCCGACTGCGGCGGCTGCGCGGCGTTTCGCGCGGTGCAGGCCGACCTCATCGGCTACGGCAAGACGATCGGGCGGCAGGTCGAGGTGGCGCGATGACGACCATCAACACCATGGTCAAGCGCGTCGCCGGCCTGCAGGACACCGCCGACGTGTCCGAGTGGGAGAACAAGTTCATCGAATCGATCGTCGAGAAGACCCGCGGCGGCGATGACACCAGCGGCCTCAGCGAGCGCCAGATCACGGCGCTGGAGCGGCTGTTCGAAAAGCACTTCGCGGGCTGACCCGCACGACCAGGAGCGACACCAATGTTCGAACTCGATTCCTTCACGAAAGTCAAGGTGCTCCGACCGCTGCCGGGTTACGAAGGCCTCTATGCCGTGAGCGAAGACGGTTCGATCCGTTCGCTGCCGCGAGTCGTTGAGCGATCGAACGGCGCCCTGATGACGGTGCAAGGGCGATGGATGAAGCCGGTGTTGCGCAGCGACGGGTATCAAAAGGTCACCCTGCATCGCGATAACAGGCCGGGGCGCAGCATGCTCGTACATCGCGCAGTCGCCGCAACTTGGCTGCCATCGCCGGAAGGCGACGGGCTTGAAATCAATCACAAGGATGCGGTCAAAACCAATAATCGCGCATCCAACCTTGAATGGTGCACGAGTTCCGAGAACTCGCGGCATGCCGTCGCCCTCGGGTTGATAAATTTCCACTCTCCGGCACGCAAGGCGGCTTCAATGCGCCTTGGCAAGTCGAAGCGAAAGCTCGATGACTCCCAGGTGGCTGCCATTCGAGAAATCCTGCAAAGTGATGTGTCGCGCCGGAAATTGGCGAGGCAATTCGGCGTTGATTGGTTGACTATCGCCCGCATCGAGCGCGGCGAAACATATAGGAGCGAATGCAATGTTTGAATTATCTGATCTGACGCGCGTCAAGGTATTAGACGTGCGGACCCTCACCTCCAAGGAACGCAAGCCGGACGAACTGCCGGGCGCTCAGATGCTGCTGCAGGCCACGCTCGGCGCGGGCGTCCTGGCCATGTTCGATGGCTTCCTGCCCGGCATGTTCTACCGCAGGGCGCAGGGCAAGAAGCAGGGTGAGCTCGACGGCATCGAGACCGCGGAGCTGACCGGCGTCGGCGAGCACGTCAAGCGCCTGCCGTGGGTCTACGAGCAGACCGGGTGCAATGTGACGATCGATATCGGCATGGGAGGCAGCAGCAACATTGTGCTGTCCGACGTCAAGGCGTATCGCGTGTCGCTGCAGCCTCAGGCGGCCGGCGTCGTGGTGCAGTGGACCATCGATGCTTTGGGCTTGAGCGATTCCTTGCGCGGCAAGCTATCCGGTTTGAAGCGCACCGAAGTGCAGATGCTGATGTTCGGCCCGGAGGTCGAAGGCGATGGGCAGTCCGACATCGAGGACGAGCCGCCGGCACCGAAGCAGAAACGCAATCGCGCTGCGGCACCGGCAGCATCGGACGGCGAGAAGTCCAAGGCCGCGCTCGACGCCGGCGGCAAGAGCCCATTTCCGAATGGCGGCGCGAAGACGGATGCCGAGATCGCGGCCGACGGCCCGGAATCCGCGCTGCTGCGCGCGCATGGCGGCGAGACGGCGGCGACGCATTGAGCGATGAAAGCGATATCACTGTAATGGGCGTCGCGAAGTACGGCACCACGGTTGCCGACAACCCGCTGCCGCCGCGCCAGGCACGCGAGGCATTCCTTGCTCGGTGCGCCACGCTGAAGCCCAACGTTTGAGATAAGCGGCCTGTACTCTGGTCCGCTTGATCGAATGGTTAGAAGGCTGCAACGAGAAACACACAAATGGTGCCATACCACGGATTACCCGCAACGCCAGAGACTGCCGCAGTGCGACTGCTGACGGCCGGGCATGGCTTTGTGAGCTACCGAACGCCGCACCAACTGGCGATTGCGATTGCATGCTGCCAGAGCTTCGCCATTGACAACGGGGCATTCTCGGCGTGGCGCAAGGGCGAGCCGGTGCTGAACTGGGCCGGGTTCTATGAGTGGGCGGCGATGTGCAAGCGCGTGCCTTCCTGCGACTTCGCGGTGATTCCGGACGTGATCGACGGCAACGAGGCCGACAACGATGCGTTGTTGGCCGAGTGGCCGCTGCCGAAGTGGTTCGGGGCGCCCGTGTGGCACATGCACGAGAGCCTGGCCCGGCTTGAGCGGCTGGCCGCCGCGTACCCGCGCATCTGCATTGGCAGCTCGGGTGAGTTTGCTACGGTTGGCAGCGCCGCATGGTGGGGCCAGATGGCGCGGGCCATGCGCGTGCTGTGCAACGACGATGGCGAGCCGCTGTGCAAGGTGCACGGGCTGCGCATGCTGAACCCTGAGATTTTCTCGCGCCTGCCGCTGAGCAGCGCAGACAGCACGAACGTGGCGCAGAACATCGGCATTGATTCGGCGTGGCGTGGCACCTACAGCCCGCCGACAAAGGAGGCCCGCGCCGCAGTGATGCGCGAGCGGATCGAATCGCACAACGCGCCGGCCCGCTGGGGCTTCATCGTTCCCGAGATTCAACTGGCCGACCAAGGAAGCCTGCTGTGAACGCATATACAACCGAGTTCTTCACAAACTGCCCGAACAACGGTCTTCGGATCAAGTACCGGCTGCGCATCAAGACACGCGATGTCATCCCGGTCGAACAGATCACGGCGAAGGTGGAAGCGATCAGCGAAGGTTTCCATGAGGAAGTGGCCGACGAGTTGCTTGCTGCCTTCGGTGGCGTGCAGACTCTGGTAGCTGATCACCACGGCGTGACGATTGAAACAACGCGGGCGTGAGGATGCCTTCTAACGTAGAGGTAAGCGGCTTGCGCAGCAAGTCCGCTTGACCGCCGGGTTAGGCGCGGTGAACGGAGGCAGAGGACTATGGACACAACAAACCTTGAAGCCGAATACGACGACAGCGACGACGAGCCCGAGTGCCCGCGCTGCCACGGTGACGGCGCCGACCCGTGGTGCGATGGCTTGCTGCCGTGCCCGCTTTGCCAAGGAGAACAGAGGCCATGAGTGACTACTACGAGACGATGGCTGTGGAACACAGACTCGCGGCATTGCAGGCTCTGCGTGCTGAGAATGAGCGGTTGCGCGATGCGCTTGAATCTATTCGTCAGTACGGTTCGGATACGCTTTCTGGCCGGATTGATGGGACGGATGATCGAGATTGGCAGCGTGACGCAGTTCTTGAGATGACCAAGCGCGCCCGATTGGCTTTGACGCCTAACGTTTGAGGTAAGCGGCCGGGAGCCGCAGGCGCATGGTCCGCTTGACCGAAGAGTTAGAGCGCATCCGACGGATGCAGGAGAACAGCGATGGGACGAGAAGTAAGGCGAGTGCCGGCCGACTGGCAACACCCGAAGCACTGGACTGGCGGCATGCGCGGCCATGAAGAACGCTACAAGCCGCTGTACCCGGGCGACCGCTACCAGCCGCGCGTGGACGAGTGGGACGAGGAGTGCGCCAAGTGGAAGACCGGCTGGCGCCCCGAGCACTGCACCGACCCGGAGAGCCGCGTCATGACTTACGAGCAGTGGGCAGGCCAGCGCCCGCACAAAGACGACTACATGCCCGATTGGCCCGCCGAGCAGCGCACGCACCTGATGATGTACGAGGACACGACCGAAGGAACGCCAATCAGCCCGGCCTTCGAGACGCCCGAGGAACTGGCACGCTGGCTGGTCGACAACAAGGCCAGCGCATTCGGCAGCGACACCGGCAGCTACGAAGGCTGGCTGCGCGTGGCGCGCGGTGGCTGGGCGCCTTCAATGGTGGCAAGCGCGGCGGGCGTGGTGAACGGTGTTGATGCGCTCTAACGCAGAGTTGAGCCGGTGACCCGGCCACGGAGGAATGACCACAGAATCCACGCCGGGGACACTCGGCTCGAACGACCGTTCGAACGTGAAAGGAATTCACCCGTGACAGAAGCAAAAGGCCTTTGGCCTAAACCGTCAGTAGAAGAAGCTTTCGATCGTTTGCTGAAACTCGATGAAGAGTACGCCAAGAAGTTTCGAGGCATCGAGAAAGCTATGGGCGAGTTGAAGACTCTGCATCAGGAACTCACGCAGGCCGCTGCCGACACGATTCGTTTTTCGATCATGCAGCGCAAGAACGCCGAAGCCGCACTTGTGGCTGCAAAGGTGCCCGCTAACGTTCGAGCTGAGCCGGCACCAACGGCCAAAGGAGAAGCATGAACACATTTGAAATTCACGAGTGCCCCAATCCTTCCCAGCCGTTGGGGCTCGGTTCGAGCGAGGGGTTAGGCGTCACTGGTGGTGGAGCGGTGGAGCGCGCCGCGACCCTAAGCGCTTGCCGCACCTACCGCTACAGCTTGTGGCGCCGATGGGGGCGCGGCCCCTATGCCATGTTCATTGGCCTGAACCCGAGCACTGCCGACGAAACGAATGACGACCCGACCATTCGGCGGTGCATCGGGTTCGCGCGGGCCTGGGGTTACGAGGCGTTGTGCATGACGAACCTCTTTGCCTACCGCGCGATCCAGCCGGCCGACATGAAGAAGGCGGCCGAGCCGGTTGGTTGGGACAACGACAACACCCTGCGCGATCTGGCGCGCGGCGCTGGCGTGGTAGTGGCAGCGTGGGGCGCCCACGGCACGTACAAGGGGCGCGATCAGTCGGTGCGCCTGCTGGTGCCGCGCCTGCACTACCTGCGCCTGACGAAGGATGGCCACCCTGGTCACCCGCTGTACTTGCCTGCAAACCTGCGGCCGGTGGTGTGGGCGAATTGGTGACGCCTAACGTCGGAGTTAACCGGCGCGCGTGACCAATGGCCCGGAGCGCGGCGGCCTGTCGCGCGTCCGGTTGAACGAAGGGTTAGGCGGCTGGTTTGACAACGAGGAAAGAACGATGCAGTGGAAGACGCTTGCACAAGCGGAGCCAGCAGACGGTCAACTTTGTGCGGTCTATGACCCGCAGGCCGCGGTCTGCCATATCTGGCCTGCCAGATGGGACGCGAGCATGCGATGTTTCGATGCCGCTGCCGGATGGTTTGAACCGGACGAGGTAAAGGCGTGGATGCCAATGCCTGAGCCGCCTAACGTGATTTCTCCGACTCGTTAACGATTCATGCTCAACGAAGCGTCATCGCACTGGCCGACTCGTGAAGAGGTCGACATCGCCTCACGGCAGGCGCCCGGGCTGCGCGACGACATGCGAGAGCCAGGCGAATTCGTCCTGCGCATCAACGGCTACCGCTTTGACTGCGTCCTCAAGCCGCATGGCCGAGACGTGCGCCTGTGGCACGTCATCCGCGATGGTGAGGTCTGGCTTCCAAGCACCGGCCTCGAACGCATGTGGCGCGCAGTGCAGGCAGAGATGGCATCGCCGCTTGGGCGGGCGCATTGGGGCGGATGATGCTCAAGCGCGCCGAGGCCGAACTATGACCTCGCTCTCTCCCAAGCAACGCGCCATCGTGCGCATGGTCTGCAGCGGCCTGCGCGACCGCGAGATCGGCGAGCGGTTGGGCTTGCCGAGACGCTGGGTTCAAGGGCAGGTACAGCGCATCTGCCGCGTGCTCGACGTCGGATCGCGCGGTGAGCTCGCAGTCGTCGCAGCCAAGGAAGGCCTTCTCGTGCGGGCGCCCTTGTGGTCAAGACTCGTCGCGGAGGCGCGCTGATGGTCTGGTATCGCGTCAACATCGCCTCAAGCCGGGCGACCAGACGCAGGAGGTTGCGCACCTTCGCGTCACGCATCTCCTGCGCTCTGGCTATGGCCTCCTCGCGGGTCGGGTGCCACTCGCGAGAGAAGTAGTCTCTCAGGCGCCCGTCGACGCGGACGGCAATGCATTCGCCGCTGGCGGGCTCAGCTTCCGCCTGCTTGACGGTGCCGTCGCGCAGGGCATGCTTGCTGAGCCACACCTTCACGGCACCGGGAACTTCATGCGCTGCGCCCCTTGGGATCGATGGCGCGCCGCGCGGGCCGCGACTTCGGTGGGAAGCAGATGTCGAGGAAGGAGACGATCTGCCGGCGGCAGAGCAGCGACGCGAAGGCCGCCATGCCGTGGAACAGCGCAGTACTCCACGTGACTTGGTCCATCGCCTGGAAGAAGGGGCCAATGGCCTGCCACCCAGCCATAACGGCAAGCCATACCGTGACGACCTGAGCGAGCAGATGACCCCTGCTCGGCATGCGCTCGGCGATCAGCAGCAGCCACCCCAGGAAGATCAAGCAGGCGACCAGATTGATGAGTTCGTGCAGTTCCATTTCACGCATCCTTAGCCCCGAAGAATGCCTTCACTCGGGCGCCGAGAAGCGGCAGGCCGACCCGCTTGAACCAGATGACGATGGGCTGGGCAAACCCACCGACGATGGCCGCGGTGATCCCCCTTATCTGCGCCGCAGTAATCCATGTCGGTGCGGTCGCGGACATTGCTTGCGCCGCGATCGGCGCCACCAGAGATGCGGTGAGCACGCTGGCGAATGTCACTGCCGCGAGCCGCTTGTACGACACCGGAGTTTCCTCGCGGGGGATGAAGGTCTGCACGATGATGACCCCTACGGCTCCGCAAATCCCACTCGGAAGGTCAATTCCGTAACTGGACAGGATGGGTACACAAACGGCGCTCGCAACAGCGCAGGTCGAGGCAATGCTCAGCTCGGCGGACACTGCATGATCACTTTCCGGTGAGGTTGTTGGGCGCTCTATGGCGCTTGAGTTCATCGAGAAGTGCTGCAGCGAGGAAGCCGATCGCAACGAGGCTGAACATTCCGAGTCGGAACCCGAGGCGCGAGCTGCAAAGCTCTTGGCCCGGGCCCAAGACCCACGGGTCCGCAAGGTGCCAGGCAGAACACCCGGCGACAAGCATTTCTTCGTAAGCCCACCACGCGCAAACCGCGGTCACGGCTGCCGGCGCTGCGCTGAAACAACGCGCCCACACGACGGCCAGCAGGCCGATCATCGATGTGGCGCCGAGCATGTTCCAGACGCGGGCCTGTTCGTCGGCCGCGACAAGCCCCCAGATGTTGTGCCTGGTAACCATCAGCACCAATAGATAGGCCGGCAGTCTCACTTGTCGGGGACGATGGGAGTGGGGCCGCCGCCGCCGAAGATTCGAGCAAGGGAACCTGTCCAGTCCGAGGAACCCTTGAGACGCCACGCAGCCCATCCGGCCATCGCGGCAGCGCCGCCTGCGGCGCCTACGATCACGTGCAGCAGATCCATCGCTCACTCCAGTCCGAACGCCGCGCGGGCCGCGGCAGCCATTCGCTCCAGCAGCGCCATCACGGCGCTGCATTCTGCGCGGGTCATTTCACGCTTCCCCTGCGACAGCTCGCGCAACTCGCCGCGCGCCCCGAAGAAGTCCACTTCGGCCGTGTGCTCCGGCAGCCCGGGCACACCGACGTCTACCGCCAGATCAAGCTGCGCCCCTCGATGCCTCGCGACTGTCCTGTGCTCGTTGGCGGATGACCAGAAGCGAGGTTGAATCGGGATCGACATGGCATCACGCGGGAGCCCAATTCTCTTCGGCGCGCTGTCGATCGAACGGCGTCAGCGGCCAATGAGTTTCGATCTTTGGCCAGCGGGCGTGAACGGCGAGGTCTACCGCCTTCAGCGATGAGATGGCCTCGGCAATGTGCGTCTGAGCGGCGAGATAGTCGCCCTTCGGCATGCAGCAAAGCCCGAGGCTTTCGACAAGCGACGCGTGGCGGGAGATCATGGAAGCGAGCGACTCACGAAGCCGCTCGTTCTCATGCTCGAGCTCAGCCTTGCCGAGATCGATCGCCACTTTGGCTCATGCCCGGTTAGGGCGCCGGGGTCGGTTCCGGACTGGGCGCGGGTGGCGGCGGATTCGCCGAGGCGTCCGCGGCCTGAAGCGTCGCGAGAGCCGCGGCAATGGCCGAGGCGTTCGCACCCTGCTTGGACTTCAGCGAGGTGAGCGCGGCAGCCCATGCGTCGAGATCGGCTTGCGTGGCGACGCCGGCCGGCGTGTTGCTGATCTTGTCGAGCAGCAGTGCGATGTCGGTCGCGACGGTCTGCGAGCTCTCTGCCAGTGTGGCGAGCGAAGTCGCTTCCGCATCCTCGGTCGCTTGGATGTCGGTCAATTGCGCGGCGAGTTCTTCCTTGGTGGCCATGATGAGATCCTTCAGGTCTGAGAATTGGGCTTCCAGGAATTGGATGGCGCCCGGGATGTGGAAATGCAGATGCACTTCCTTTTCGAAGTGTAGATGGATGTCCGACATGATTTCCTACTGCTTCTTGACTTGGGTGACTTCGTTCGGCGGTCCAGCAGAGAGCGGGCAGTAGTGGCTGGTCACGCCGCCGGTGCTGTTCACGATGTCGACGGCCGAACAAATGCATGCTGCTCCAGCGGTCGCCCGGCGTCCGGTCGGCGCGCCGATCTTGCCGTTGACGACGGTGTAGATCGACCCGCCGGTCGCAGTGTAGATGGCCGTCGATGGCGGAATCGGCGCCTTGCATGGCGAGACATGCCCGGGCGCCCAAGCGGTCGCCGGCGGGGCCGCATCCAGCGCCAGGCAGCCGATGTACCTTAGGTTGAGGTAGTCGTACTCATCTTGAGATCCGGCCGCCGGCTTGATCGCGAATGCGGTGTTCGCCGCGACGAGGCCCTGCGCGATAGTCGGCGCGCTTAGGACCGTATCCATGATCGCAAGCGCGGTGTCCGGTTTGACGGTGCAGAACTTTTCCAGGCATGTGAAAAGGTAGCTGCACCACAGCGGCTGCCCGGAATCTCCGCTGATGCGCCACCAGTAGGCGCGCCAACTACCGGCCGGCGTCAGGCTCTTGCCGCCGAGCTCGGGGCCGCACTTGCTGCGGTCGGGTTCCGTGCGCGGGTCGCATGTCGGCGTCGCGGGGCATGTCTCGGCGACGGCCGGTACCGCCTCAAGAATGAATGCGGCGAGCAGGGCGGTTCTCAGAAGTTGCACTTTGGAGACTTTCGGCCGCGTTTGGCAGCAAGATTAGACCACTTGCGTAGCACGGAACCAGCACAGCGCAAGCCCGAAACTGGTGCTGCCTACATGATAGCGCTATGAAGCAAGCGGTTGCGCGACGCGACTGCTCGTGTCAGACTGCGCGTCCATGAAAAGCAGTCGCATGTCTTCGGCCACCGAGCGGGCGCTGGTCCGGCATCTGTCGGGCGGCCAGGGCGCCAACGAAAGCGCTCGCCAAGAGGGGATCGCACCGAGCACCTTGTACCGCGCGCTCGGGCGCATGCGCGGCGAGGGGATCGGCACGCGCACGCTGATCGCCGGCGCCGGCGCGCTGGGCCGCGAGCTGGCGAGCTGGATGCGGCGATGGAACGCCGAGGCACCGATCTGGTTCCTCGACGACGCGTTCCTGACCGGCACCGCGGCGGACCTCGATCTGCGCGGCATCGTCGGCGCGCTGGCGCCGGATGCCGTCGGCGCAGCTGACCGCGTGATGGTCGCGGTCGCCGACCCGGCCGCCCGGGCGAAGATCGTCCACTCCCTGGCCGGAAAGATGCTCGCGCAGTACATCGACCCGACCAGCATCATCGGCCAGGCCGAGATCGGCGACGGCGCGCTGCTCTTCCCGGTCACGCTCGTCTCGGACCGCACGACGATCGGCCGACACGTCATCCTCAACACGTACTCGAGCATCGGGCACGACTGCGTTGTCGGTGATTTCTGCACTTTCGCCAGCTACGTCTGCCTGACGGGCGGCGTGCGCATCGGCGACGGGGTGTCGCTTGGCGTGGGTGCCAAGGTGCTGCCGAAGGTCAGAATCGGCGATGGCGCAACGATTGGGGCAGGCGCTGTGGTGTGTCGTGACGTCCCGGAAGGCGCTACGGTGTTCGGCGTGCCGGCGAAGGCGATCGCGTGACCTGGCATCTTCTCGCGCACCGCAGCGAGCTCGCAAACCCCGGCGACTTCGTTGCGCTTCCATGGCGCGGCGACCAGGTTGTGGCGACCAACTTCGACGACGATGTCGTGGTGTGGGATGGCCTGTGCCCGCACCGCGGCGCGCGCATCTATTCGGATGGCCGGGGCAATCAAGCGCCGGTCTGCGCCTACCACGGCAGGCGCGCGCGCGCCAAGGATGTGAATCGCTTCTCGATGGATTGGGCCGGCGAGCTTCTCTTCTTCAGCGAGGACGCGTTCCGCGTTCGCGATCCTGTTGACCCGACCGGCGGTAGCCTGGGCGCGTTGCGGCCGCACTCGGCAGTGCGCTTCGTCATGGACTGCCATTGGACCGTCGCAGTCGAGAACGCGCTGGACAACGAGCACGTCGCGCACGTGCACCCGGAAACGCTGGCCACGCTCGGCCTATCGCGCACGATGTTGGATAGGTTCGTCGAAGGCTCATCGGTCGAATACTTCGAGTCCATGAAGGGCGCCCAACTGGACCGTATCGGCCGCCAGTTCGAGAGCAGACTGCCCTTCGACTACGCGCATGCTCACCTCTTCCCGTACGCCTGCATCGCGACGACGCGCGGCTGGACCTATTCGATGCAGCACTACCTGCCCCGGGCTGATGGCCGAACGGACTTCATCAGCCGCTTGTTCGTGCAGGCTAGCGCGCCGGCCCGGCTGAACCATTTCTTCTCGACTGTCGCCGCCACGAACGAGCGCGTCTTCCGCGAGGATGCTGCCATCTGCGCATTGGTGCCGCGCGGCCGTCGAGGTCGCCTCGGCCCGAAGGACGATCGCATCGAAAGATTCCGAGAGGCGCATGCGGCTTTGGAATTCGAGAATCGATCGGCCGGGTGAAGCGATGAGTTCGCTGCCGACGCCTTCTCCGCTCAAGCGACTGAATCCGGTGCTTGAGGCGATCATGCGCGAATGGCCGAATCGGTCTGCGGACCAAGAACTTGATCTGGTGGAGCAGCGCCGTATTCAAGATCAAACATCGGATGTGGCGCTTGCGGCATTCAATCGAGAGCAGAACCAATCATGAAGTACAAGGTCAGCGAACTCGAGGGCGCGCTGCTGGATGCAGCGGTGGCGAATGCGCAGGGCTGGGAATGGCATGTCACCGCCGATAGATCGACTTGCTATGCCGCCGGCGGTCCTTTTGTTTGCGGTGATGCCTATCGACCGTCAACCAACGCGGATGATGGCTTCGAGATCATCGAGCGCGAGCGCATCGGCACCTCATGCGACAAGTCTGCCGGTCCGTCAGACCCTGCCGATGACGGTAGCGGATTCTTTTGGACCGCAGAGGTTGGACCTGGCGCATTCAATGACGATGGAGAAACTCGGACATCTGCTTTCGGTCCAACACTGCTCATCGCCGCGATGCGCGCCTACGTCGCCAGCAAGTTCGGCGAAGAGGTCGAGTTGTGATCAAACTTCTTGTCCCCGACATGCCGACAGCGGACGAGCTGCGCCCGTACCTGCTGCGCATAGACGCCGCGAAGATCTACACCAACGGCGGTCCGCTGGTGCGCGAGTTGGAATCCGAGCTTGCGTTCGCGTTGGGATATCGTGCCGTCGCAGTCAGCAACGGGACGCTGGCCATCGAGTCCGCCCTGCGCGCGCTTGACCTGCCTCCTCGCGCCCCTGTCCTGGTCCCGGCGATGACGTTCGTCGGCACCGGGCAGGCCGTGTGGAATGCAGGCCTCAGACCCATCCTATGCGATGTCGATCCGCTCACCTGGCAGCTAACGCCTGAGATCGCGCAAGGCATACCCGTGCGAGAGTGCGCTGTCGTGCCGGTCGCCGCGTTCGGAATGCCGGTCCCGACTGACCCCTGGTGCAAGTTCGCACAAGACACTGGCATTCCGGTCGTGATCGATGCGGCCGGCGCCCTGCCGCAACAAGAGGCAGCCCGTCATCCGCTTGTGCTGACGACCTTCAGCCTGCATGCCACAAAGACCATCGGTGCAGGAGAGGGCGGCGTGGTCAGCGGCGCCAATGATCTCTTGCTTCAGCGCGTCCGCGAGATCATCGCCTTCGGTCACTACGGTACGAATGCCAAGATGTCCGAGTATCACGCCGCGGTCGCGCTCGCATCGCTGTCGGCCTCGCGCCGGATCTTGACAACGGCGCGCATGCGAATCGTCTCCGGGGCCTACCGCCGCGGCCTCGAAGGCATTCCGGTGACGCTGCAGCGACCTCCCGATGATTCCGGATCCTTGCTGGTCATCAAGTTGCCCGCCAGCCGGCTCGCCGGATACGTCGGCCTGTGCATGCAAGAGCGGGGCGTTGCGACCAAGCAATGGTATCGACCGTTTATCGACGAGTTGCCACAGTTCGCCGGGCGCAGTTCAGCGCCGTCGCTGCCGATCACGGAAGACCTGCGCAAGCATTCGCTAGGCCTGCCGTTCCATACGTCGCTGACAGAAGACGATGTCGCCTATGTTTGCCGAACGCTTGAAATGGCCATCGCGTGAGCGCCGTCTTGTCTCCGCAGCAGCGAGCAATCATCCGCATGCTCTGCGCCGGCCTCTACGAGCGCGAGATCGCAGAACGCATCGGCCTACATAGATCGACGGTGCATGAGCAGGTGAAGCGCCTATACCGCGCGCTCGATGTCGGATCGCGCGGAGAGCCTGCTGTTGTCGCGGCGAAAGAAGGTCTCCTCGTCCGAGCACCTGTGTGGTCCGAAATGATTGCTTCAGGAGGAAGAGCGTGAGCGAAGAGAACCAAGCCTCGGCAATCGCGCCGAGCACCGTCATGATCCACAACGTCTCGCTTGAGCAGTTCGAGCGCGCGGTCTACCAGCGCAAGCACGAAGAGGCGAGTCAGTTGCTTGTCCAGGCCCTGCGCCGCATCAAGATCGGAGGCGTCTTCATCGGCTACCCGCCCGTGCCAGACCTCTACAGGCAGCTCTATACGCGTTTCTGCTCGGCCGTCATCGCCATGCTGGCCGATCCTTTGTTCTCGATCTCTCAGGACGGCCTGGATACCTTCGCGAGCGAACACGCGATCATGGACGTCTGCTTCCGGCAGAGCGCCTATGGCACATCCGATCACCTGCTCGCCCAACTGGCAACGATGCCGGGTGAGGAGGTCGATGTGCGCAAGCTGCGTTTCGAGAACGGCGCCTCGCTGGTGAAGTTCCTCGTGACGTACTCTCTGCGATCGAGCTTCGACATGGACTTCGAAGCGACCTTCAAGAAGCAGCCGCAGCTGATCTTCTCGCTGTGGGCCGGGATGCTTTCAGCGCTCCTGACGATCCATCCGAAGGCCCAGGAGCGGCACGAGTTCCTGTTGGGCCTGCATCATCTGTTTGCCGACGTGATCCCGTCGCCGGCCGTGCTGCCGTCCTTGTCGGACGCCTACATGTACACGAGCTACGCGCTGCGCAGCGACAAGCACGATGCCAAGGCGACGATTCATCGCATCTTCGCGCGCTTCCTCGATCACCATCAGGTCGCCATGCCGCGCATCGACCGCGTGCTCGGGCGCCGCAAGATCAAGGATAGGCGCGACAAGCCGGTGATCCTCGTCTGCTGCGAGTGGTTCGGCAGCCAGCACGCCATGTACCGCTGCTACGCGCCGATCATCAAGCAACTGCGCGATCGGTTCTACCTGGTCGGCATGAGCCGCTCGACCGATATCGACGATATCGGCAAGGCCACCTTCGACGAGTGGCGCGAGGTGCCTTCGGAGAACCTGATCCTCGCGAAGCTCATCGCAGAGGTGACGGAGATCGCGCCGGACATGATCTACTACCCGTCGCTCGGCATGGCGCTGTGGTGGGTCGTGCTGGCCTCTGTACGCCTCGCGCCGATCCAGTTCATGACGCTGGGCCACCCGGCATCAAGTCGCTCTCCGTGCATGGACTACGTCGTCTGCGAAGAGGGGGCGATCGCCGAGCCCGAGCTCTTCTCCGAGAAGGTCGTGACAATGCCGTTCGGCTCGGCGCGGTACGTGATGCGGACCGACGCCGTGCTGCCCGAGCCGCTGCGCGAGGATTTGCCGGCCGTTGTGCGGGTCGCTGTGCCGGCGATGCTGTGCAAGCTCAACGCGAGGTTCATGGATGCTCTTCGAGAGATCGATCAGCGCGTGAAGCGAACGAATCGTGATTTCGGATCTCCCGCGCCGCAAGTCGAGTTCCACTTCTTCATCAACATGGCCGGCGCCAACCTTCACCAGGGAGCGGCCGAGATCCGCGAGTACCTGCCGACGGCGCTTATCTACGAGCGCGCGCACTACAGCCAGTACATGGACCATCTGCGCCGCTGCCATCTTCACCTCGGCACTTTCCCGTTCGGCGGCACGAACTCGAACGTCGACTCGATGCTGCTCGGCATCCCGGTGCTGGCGATGGAAGGCAAGGAGCCGCACGAGCGCTTCGACGCGATGCAGCTTCGGCATGTCGGCCTCGATGACTGGCTTGTGGCCTCCAACGTGCCGGACTACATCGAGCGCGCCGTTGACCTGATCGTCGACCATCACAAGCGGCAGAGCCTGCGCGATCAGCTTCTCGCGACCGACTTGCGTGCGCTGTTCTACGGCCAGCCTCGGCCGCATGCCGTTGGCGGCTTCCTGGCCGCAGTCGAGACCATCTTCGAGCAGCACGAGGAGATTCAGGCCAGCGGCAATCGCATGTTCAGAACTGCGCCCGGAGTCGTTGGTGCGATGGCGCCGGCGCTATGACCATGCTGCCCGAAGCGGACCTGACGGTTGACTGCGCGCAAGGCATCGTGCACGGATGGACGGAAACGGCGCTGGCCGACATGCTGAAGCTGGCGGCGTTTGGTGCTTGGTGCGCGCGCGAATTCCGGGACACGCTTACGGACGTGGACGGCGGGAGCGCGCAGGATGCGATGGAGCGTCTTGGCGTCATCGTGAAGCACGAGGCCGAAGCGCCATGCGGCGATGGTTGCGTGTGCGTCGAGTACGGTGATTTCCCGCACGACTGCTACAAATTCCCGGATGGAGTGCGTCAAGCCATCGCCGATGCCGGACTCGTGGCAGCGATGGCTGGCAATGCCTACGCCAATTTTATGGGGCGTCCATGAAGCAAGAACTCGACCTGATCCGCGCCGGCCGCTCCGAACCGATCGACCGCGGATCCGGTCCGCTGCCCACAGCACCCACGCGCAAGGCCATCCGCGAGTCGACCGACGAGATCATGTTCGGCGCGCTGCAGAAGGGCAGCATGCCGGAGCTCGTGCGCTCCGTGTGCGAGACGATGCTCGTGGTCGCTCGCGCCGTCGATGAGCACGACTTTGAGCCCGGGGCAGACGACTTCGTCGCCGCGTCCATGTCGCTGATCGAGGCCGGGCGCAACGCGCTGGACCTCGCGCTTATGGTCGACGACAAGGAGGGCTGTCGCGCCGGCGCTGTGATGATCGAGCTCACGGTGCGGGGCATCTGCGCCGCGCTGAGCATCGACTACGACAAGGCATTACGAGCCGTGCTTGAAGGGCGCGAGCCGCCACTACCCACCACCACCAAGACAGGAGCACCAGATGGAAGCGATCATGGCGACGACAAGAACGGCCCTGCTGGCGAAACTGAGCGAGATTCTTGAGGCCCAGGTCACCGAGACGACTGATCTATTGTCGACCAGTCTCTGGGATTCGATGTCCATCGTCATGGTCGTCGCCGAGATCGACTCTATTTGCGGCCGCGAGGTCGACGGCGTCGCGATCTCGAAGGCGAAGACCGTTGCCGATCTGATGGCGCTGGCCGGGCTGTGAGGCCGCGATGATCACCCGCAACAGCAACCTGGCCGAGGCGCTTAACGCGTCCATCCAGGGCGTCGTCACGGTCGTGCCGAAGGGATCAGTCGCGAACATCCAACTCCCGCCGGGCGCCGATGATGCCGCTCGTCTCACCGGCGTGCAGCACCGACGCCGCGCCAGTGCCGAAGACACGACGGAATCAATGTGCCTGGCTGCGGCGCAGCGGCTGATGGCCGAACTGGAATGGAAGTCGTCGAGCGTTCGTGCGCTGGTCTACGTCACGCAGACGCCAGGCCTTGCGGTGCCGGCTTCGGCTTTCGGCCTGCATCGTTCGCTGAACCTCCCGCAGAGCGCGCCCGCACTTCAGGTCAACTGGTCCTGCGCCGGCTACGTCTATGGCCTGTGGCTGGCAATGCAACTGGCGCGCTATAGCGGCGACCGCGTGCTGCTTCTAGTCGGCGACACATCGAGCTCCATCACCGATCCGTTCGACCGCGCAACCGGCCCGCTCTTCGGCGACGCCGGAAGCGCAACGGCCGTCGTCGGGGACCGCGTGCTCTCGCATTTCGTGCTCGGCAACGACGGCATGAGAAACGAGCAGCTGCAACAGAAGCGCGGGGAGTTCTTGCACATGGATGGCGCCGGCGTCATGAGCTTCGCGCTGCAACAAGTGCCGCGGCTGATTGAAGACGTGCTCAATATCGCACCGTCGCCGGACTATCTCCTATTCCATCAGGCCAACAGATTTATGCTCGATCAGGTCGTGCGCAAGTCGAAATTGCTTGAGCGTTTCACGACCGCGCAGATCCCGAGCAACGTCGAGCGCTTCGGAAACTGCTCATGCGCTTCGATACCGCTGCTGCTGTGCGACATGGTCGGGCAGCAGTCGGCGCAACTGAGTCGGTTCGCGCTCTTCGGGTTTGGATCTGGGTGGGCGTGGGCCGGCGCAGTCATCAGCGGCATGCGCATGGATGTTTGCGAACTCATCGAGGTGTGATGATGCGGTCCTACGACAAAGCTACCCCAGGCCACGGTACGGCACCTTTCTGGAAGAGCCTGCGCGCCATCGTGCTACGCTGGTGCGATCGGGAGCGCGAGCTGGCGTCGTTGCGCAACGCTGTCGGCATGATGTCCGAGGCCCGGCGTGGGGACGCCGCCGAGTACGCGGAAATGGCCGGTGCACTGCAGCGCGCCCGGCAACAGATCCACGTGCTGCAGTCCCACCTCGACGCCAGGACGCAGCGCGCACACGTCGCCAGCGCCGACTGCTGGTGCGGCCCCACGGTTGAGCACATAGACCCGGACACCGGAGCGGCGGTGCTGGTGCACCGGCGACTGCAGTGAAGCGCTACCTCATCACCGGCGCCACCGGCGGCCTCGGCGCGGCGATTGGAGACGCGCTACGCGGGTATGGGTCGTTGCTCGAATTTGTCGGTCGCGGAGACGCCGACTTTATGAATTGCGCTAGCGTGACATCGGCGGTGAAATTCGCTGTCCATCGGCAGTTCCCGGACGCCAACGACGTCGCTAGGGTGCCCCTATTCGAAGGCATCGTGCACTGCGCCGGTGTCGAGCTGGTGCAACCCCTGCGCCTGACCTCCGATGATCAATATCGCGCCGCCATGATGGCTGCCGACAGCGCCTTCGCTATCCTGCGCGCGGCAGCCCCCAGGGGCGTCATGGCCGACGGCGGCAGCATCGTCTTGATGTCCAGCGTCGCCGCGCACCGCGGCACGCCCGGCATGGCAGCCTATAGCGCCGGGAAGGCTGCAATCGAGGCCATGGCGCGCTGCGCGGCGATCGAGCTGGCGCCGCGTGGCATCCGCGTCAACTGCGTGGCTGCCGGTGCCTTCGAGAGCCCCATGCATGCCCGCGTGACCGGTCGCATGCCGGAGACAGCGCGCGCGGCCTACGCCGCTAAGCACCCGCTCGGCTTCGGCACGGCTGAGGCGGTTCGGGATGCGGTCCTGTACCTGCTCAGCGACGCGTCGCGCTGGACCACTGGGACCACAATGGTTGTCGACGGCGGATTCCTGGCGGGATGATCTAAGCCTGTCCAGCAGCTTGCGCGTGCGCAAGTATCTGCCCGGAGGATAGCGCAGTGCTGTAGATCGCGACTTCTCCCAAGCCGCCGATGAATTGGTCGGCAAAAACGGATGAGAAGTCGGTGCCGATGAAAAACGGCGTGGTGCCGGCGCCGAACGCTGTTGTCGATCCCGATGCCATATTGGCGCCGTTGTGCCAAAGAGTCCAGACATTCCCCGAAGTCACCGTGACCGCGACATGATGCGGCCAATCATCGTTTAAGGTGACATTCGCCGTGCCGACGACAGCGCTCTGATCTTTGTTCAGGATTAATTGACTATCCTGGGCAGCGAACATATACGCGTTGAACCTTCGCATCATGACGGTGCCGTGAGCGGCGTTCGTACCCGCACGTCGGACCAGCGCCTCGATGGTGAAGTTGCTAGTGAATGAATAACCCGAGCTAAGCTGAACATAGCCTGACCCGGTCAATTGGAGTGAAGAAATTCCGCTCAGCAGCGTCGAACCGCCGAGCGTGAAGTTGGCTGTGTAGGTTCCATTCGGCTGCCCGCCGATCTCATTGTTTGCGGTGTTTCCAGTCGTCTCGGCCAGGCGCCAATAGCCGGCCGGGGAATCTGCAATCACGGCTGCGCGATACGTAGCCGAATCGCCAAGGCGCCGTTTACGGTAGGCAGAGGCAATCACTCCAAGCAACACGGGCGCGATGTTTCCGCGCTGGCGCTCGCGTGAGACGGTAAGGCGGCGTGGTGCTGTCGAGAATAGGATCACGTCAGATCACCGAATAGGTTCCATTCATCTGTTCCAACCTTGACCAAAGCGCCCGGGCTGTATTGAGCGCGCAGCGTGTTAGATGATGTGTTGTGCACCGTAACGTTGGCCTGCGAAGAGACAGTCAGCGTGCCGTTTCCCTGCCTCGTGAACACCACCGAACTGCCATTCGCTAGCGATAGGTTGGCATTGCTTGGGACGGTCAGCACCAAGTTGGAAGAACTGTTCACGACCACGCTGGTCGGAACGTTGAAATCTCCGGCCGCGAGCGTGTAGTTCGCCGTCTGCGGATTGATCGTCAGATTGGACTGGGACGACGCGCTCTGATTCGCCCAGACGACACCGTTCGCTGACCAGGTCGGAACCTGTCCGTTGGCGCCGCCGTTGAATGTGACGGCAATCGTCCCGTTCGACGTGAGCGGTGAATTGGCGACCGAGAAAATGGCCGCCGGCATGTTGAGGCCGACACTGCCGAGACCGTTCGGTACGGTTGGATTGAAAGACGCCGTGATCGGCTCGTTGTTCGGGAAGGCAACCCCATTGGCCTGAAGCGTGATGCCGAAGGTATGCACGCCGTTGGCCGAGCTGCCGGACACGATCTTGTAGCTCGCCCACTTGTTCGCGTCCTGCGGATCTCGAAGGTCGATGAATCCTAGGCTGCCGACGCTTGTCAAGTACGTAGTGAGATTCGCTCCGGCAGAAGATGTCTCGCTGAAGTAGAGAGAAGTCGCATTCGCCTGCGACGCATTGTTCCAGCGCACGTGTCCGCTCGCCGGCGTGTTAGCCGTCGAAGAGGTGTCGGCGTAGAACGGGTATCCACTGCCGTCGGTGATGATCTGTGCGACGACGTTGAACGTATATGGGGAAACGTCCGCGAGATCCTGCTTCGCGCCTCCGACGGTGTTGAAGCTCAGCAGCTTGACGTAGATCATCGTGCCGAAGAGAGAGGTCGGGACGTCGACCGCGGCGACTGCGCCGTCGAGGCGCATGAACTGAGATCCAGAAGCATGCGCAGACGACACGGTGCCGAACTGCGCGCGGCGGAGATAGCCGCCGAGCGTGTAGTTGAAGGCCGATGTGAGGTTGGCCGTGGTGTAGTCGATAAGCTCGAGCGCCGCGGCGTTGGCGCCGCTCACATAGGACAGCGTCCCGCCGGCGTCTGCGACGGCATTGGCGGCCGATGTCAGCACGCCGTTCGATGCGTTCAGGTTGACCGCGAGGCTATTCGTTGTGTCCGGGTCGCTGCCGAGCGCGAAGTTCGCCGTGAGCGTGCCGAAACGGGCCGGCGCGGTCACGATGCCTATGCGCTGGTACGAGCTTCCGCTTTGGCTTGCCCAGATCTCGGCGCCGCCCCAGTTCTGGCCGCCGGCCGTGCCGAGCCAGAGCTGGGGCGAGCCGCCGGTCAGAGCGAGCGGTGGCTGGAACATCACCGGCGCTGTGGCGTTTCCTGGTGGAACGGCACTCTGTGGCGTGCTGCCGGATGAGCCCTGCGTGCTGTAGGAGCCCGGCGTAGAGACGCCGATCGTGAGTTCCTCGGCCTCAATCGAGAGGTACCCTTCGCCGTCCTCCTCGATGCTGATGATGCGCACCGCTTGGTCGGCGAGTCCGAGCTTCGCGTCGGTGATGCCGACGATGTCCATCGGCTCCAGGCGACCGTAGCGCCAGCCGACCTTGAACTTGTAGACATTGCGCACGTACAGGACGCGCTGCAGGATTGTCTGCGCCACCGTGCGCGCGACCGCGGGGTCGCAGATCGCGTGCGCCGTGATCTGCTCCATCGGGCGCAGGCCGTAAGTGTCGATCGCCCATTGGTCCTTGGCTTCGGCAACGTACGGGTTGTACTGATTGCCGCGGTCTAAGCACTCGATCTTGACGCTGTTGTACGCGTCGGCCTGGCGCTTGCGGTCCAGCACCACTGGATCAACTCCGGGGTCCGGCATGAAGTCTGAATACCCGAGGTGATACTGCACCGTCAGGTCGGGTGTGTAGCTTCCGACCGCCGTGTCGGCGTAGGGCTTGAACTTCAGAAGATCGTCGGACCAATAGACAGCGGTGTTTCCGATCTGCATCAGCGCCGTCAGCAGAGACGACATTTGCGTTTGCGCAACGAGCGCTGGGGATATCAGGAATCCCGCTGCGGCACAGTAAGCCGAGAACTCGGTCAGGCTTCCGAGATGAGCGCTCGGCCAGCCCGCGCCGAACTTGTCAGCCGTCAGCAGAAGACTCGTCACGTTCGCCGTGTTCTGGTCAGTGCTCCCCAGAAACCCGACCACCTCGAACGAAAGATTAGGCAGCCCATCGCTGCCGCCGAGATCGAATGCGCCGGTAGCCGCGTAGACGGTGCCGCGATACGCGAGCGCTTCGTTGGCGTGATTGGTCGTAAGGTAGCTCCAAGGCGTCTGTACGTATGTGCCTTGGAACTCGCTAAGCCCGAGGAGCGAGAGATTTGAAGAGTCGTAGAAGTCTTTGTTCGACCAGATGCTCTGTATGAAATTGGCCTGAATCGAAGGGCCTTCCATCAGACCGAAAACCGATCCTACGGTGTAGGTGTATGTGGTTGTATCGGTCGTGACGCCGCCACCGCCCTTGCCGCCTGAGCTTTGGCTCTCGGTGTGAGGAATTGCCGTGAAGTCTCCATACCACAGTAGGTTCGACGTTAGGCGCGTCTTGCCGATGACGATGGGTATTGGCAGACCCTGCGAAGAATTCTGAATGCGCAGCGCACCGATCTTGTTCTCGGTGTTGTTGATCGTCTTGCTGCTGCCGAACAGGCCTGCCATCAGAGTCTCCCGGCGATGGAATAAAAGCGCACCTCGCGGTCGACCGTTCCGCCCTCTGCCAAATGCTCACGCGAGATGCTGCCCTTGGTTGCGTCCCCATAGACCACAGAGCGCTCTCGCCTGTACGCGTGGATCATGAGCGGCCAATCGATGACGATCGCGCCGTGGGAAAAGCACTTCCCAAAGCGCCACACGGCGACATCTGCGGGCCGCGGAACGTCGACCCGGTCAAGGTACTGCTCGACCCATCCAAGATAGCGCTCTCCGGCCTGATGCAACATCCAGTCCTGAGGGTATGAGCCGGTCTCGAAATGCGGCACGAGGCCTGCGCCGATGAATGAGGCGATGATCAGTTGGCCGCAGTCGACGCCGGCCCCCTTGATTCTGGCCTCATGTGCCCAGGGAGTCCGAAGCCAGCTCTTCGATTCCTCGACGACGGCCGTTCGCCACGCCTCCATCAATAACTCGCTTCGGGCGTCGGAATGAACGGGAATCCGCGGAAGTTCAGGAGATTCGAGAATTTGACATTGCACGTCGCCTGCTGCTTGTCGCACCCAGGGCGCACAGTGAAATGATCTCCAGCGGCCGGCGCAAATGGCAGTGGTTGCACCGGAGTGAGAGAGCCATTCGCGTACACCTTGACCGATCTTGCGACTTGGTTGTTCTGCCCGCTGGTAAATTGCATGACGCCGAGACTGAAGTAGCCGTCGGCCTGCGCGAGATTCGAATTGACGACACTCGTCGTGCTGCCGCCAGTGGTGTTTCCGGTGACCGTGAACGTCGCGGCGCTCAGGTTGCAGCCCGAGTCGTAGAGGGTATGCATGCAGGATGCCTGGTAGGTGTTCCGCGGCATCATGATGTCAAGCAGTTCAAGGTCCGACTTGATCGTCATTGCGACTTCGCTGCCGCTGATCGTCAGCGGTCCAACGCGGCCACTGAACAGATGCAGGGTCCCACAGGCCGAGCTGGCATGGCTTGCCGAGAATGATCGCGTCACGACAAGCCTTGCGCCGTCGAATCCGCCCTGACGCGCGAACTGTGCCAGCGGCATGTTGCCGACCAACGTATCGCTGTTGCACAGCAGGCTGACACTGATCTCGTCGACCTCGACGCCGATGACGTTGCGAATCGTGCCGCGCTTGACGATTGGGTCACTCATGGCTTAGACATACTTCCAGATGACCACCGATAGGCCGCCGCGGTCATCGAACGGGTTATTGTCATTTATCCAGAACGTATAGTTGCTAAATCCGGTAATGTTTCCTCCAACGAAAGCAGCTCTCGCCTGCTCCGGCGATGAGTATTGGATGCCGTCGCCAAATTGATACAGCGTCGAATTGCCATTTCCTATATATACCGCGTGCTGCCACAAGTTACCCGATGGGAACGCGGACCACGCGACTTGCGGCAATCCATACGGCTCCGTGACGAGATATGTCGCTGCGGCATCAAGTCCGCTGATAGTCAGGCCGACCGATGGAGATAGACCACAATTAGCAGGAGCGACGAGATTTACTTGACCTGCGAACTCAAGATCGCTAGGCCATTCTAGGCTTATTGTTCCGACAACCCCGTTCGAGTCCTGCATAGAGACAAACTCGAATTGCGGGATCGTGAAATCATCTTTGCTGAATTGGGCTGAAAGTTTTGTGCTGCAACAGGCGTTCAGGACAACCGTCATCTGCTGTCCTTGAAAACTCTCATTGAGAACTATCTGAAAATACGGAGACGCGGCCTGCTGCTGATTTTGAAGTGCGACCGATGATCCGGATGAAGAATCCTGCCATGAGTATCTTAGAAGAATATCTTTGCCGTTCTGAGGCGAATCGAATCCGTAGACCCCTGTCGTCTCGTTGCAGGTATATTGCCGCCCGATAGGACCCGACAACACACGCTCGTAAGCGGCCGAATTAGAGGCCCTGACAACGCCTAGGTCGCCGACGAAATTTGCGGCATGGGCCGCATTTGCTGACGCACTTGAGACGGTATGCGGCTCGTCCGTGACGATCCTGATAGCGCCCGATGATGGGGCGCTGTTCCCAACGACCAAATCAGAGAACAGTCGAGCGTCGATTGACGCGAAATGAGCTTGCCCCGTCAGTTTTCCTGCTCCTCGCATGATCTTGAGAGGGAAGACATTTCTGCCATAGGCCTGGCGCTCAGCGAAAGATGCCGTCAGCGTGACCCCTTGCAATGCACCGAACTGCATCGGCGTGGGAGAATTTCCGCTTGGCTTGTAGAAGAGAGCACCAGCGCTGAAGACGTATTGGTCCATTACGTGATGATCGGCGCCTGAATCTCGCTCGGGTCCGCCTGCGTCCCGTTATCAGGATCTCCAACCGTGTAGACGAGCGTCGATCCGTCGATCAGCGTGAAGGTGTAAGTCTCCGTCATCGCGTACTCTTTCGATGCCGCGAGGAGAGCGATTAGCGCGGCGCTGGCGCTCTTCATATCTTCGTCCCGAATGAGCCTATGAACTCGACTTGCTTGGCTTCCCAAAGCCGATACATGAACTGGTTGAACTCGCTCGTATCTTCCTTGAATCTGCAGCGCATGTAGTAGGTGCCTGACCACGTGAGCGCAGCATTCGCGGCTGGCGCCGATACGAATGTCACTAGGCCAGTGGAGTTAATGGAATAGTTCCCTCCCGACTGCAGGACGCCGGCCTTGTAGATGCTCGGGCTCAGACCGATGTTTTTCACGTCTTCGGTGAAGGCGCCGAGCGAGCGTGTCAATTGAAAGCCGGTCGTGACGTTGTCGCCGGTTCCGAAGTCTTCGAGCAGCGCGACCGAATCGCTGTCATCAAGGAACAGCCAGGAATCGAACTTGCCTTGCCTCGCAAGAAAGAATCCCATCAGCGAGTCGAGCTCGTTCCATGTCGAGTCGTCGCGCAGCAGATCGTAGGTTAGCGTGCAGTTGTAGACTGGCGTGCTCGTGAACGATCCGCGTAGTTCGCTCAAGTCGACCGAGCGCTGGATGATGGTGTTGAACTCCGGGACCTTCTTGTTGTTCCAGGTCAGGCCAGCCAGCGTCGGGTATAGGGCGTTTCCCATTGCCTCATCCGCCCTTCACCGGCATGGCGTCCCGTCCCATCTGGCGTAGCGTGTTCGCGAGCGGGCGCTTGTTCTGCTCGAAGAAGCGCTTCACGTCCTGGCCATCGATCGCGGATACATGCAGGTGCACGTCGCCCTGGCCACCGGCAACTCCCTGTCGGGCCGCGTCGATCGCGCTCGAGCTCGGCGACGCGCCGGCGCGGGTTTGGGCGACTGAGGAGAAGGCCGCGGTCGGCATCGACCATTGCGGTCCGTTCGCCGCGGCAGCGCCATAGCCATGGTCGGCGGATGCGCCTTGCGCGAATGCCTGATTGATCATGGTGGTGGCCTGCATCAGCGGGTTAACGCCGCCGCTTCCAATCATGTCTCGAATGCCCGCGGCAAGCGGAGCTGGAAGCACCATTTCCTTTCTGTGAATTTGCGCGAGTTGGTCTTCAGGCACATCGCCCCAACCACCAGCGGCTGATGCCAAGTAGGCCAAGCCAGCCGCATAGGTGGCCGCCCCGACTTCAGGCGCCATCGCCCACCCGTAGAACGGAATGGCCGCAACCGATGCCATGGCCGCTACTGCGGCCTCTGCTGCGTACCCCAGGATCCCTGCGACAGTGACCGCCTGCTGCATGGTGATTGCAGCAACACCTTCGGTCTCTATCAGGGCCATGCGGGCAGTAGACCCACTCGTCGCGGACGCCGTCCGAATGGTTTCTGCCTCGAGCTCTGCTGCCGTACGTTGTGCGACAGCTGCGCTCTCCGTCGCAACCGAAGAAGCTGCGGATGCGCTCTCGACGGCCTTCGTTTTGGCGGCGGTAGTGTTCTCTAGAACTACCTGAGTTGTCTTCGTCGTGATGAACTTCGAAAGAATCGTCTGGAGGCCCGTCGTGACGACGTTAACCATCGTGTCGATCGCCTTGTTGATGCCGGTGACGTCGAACAACTGGTCGGTGAACTTCTGGGCGATCAGATGCGTGAAGGCGTTCGCGATGCTGATCTCGAACTTCCGCCATACGTCGCTGATCTTGTCGACGCCGGTCAGGAGGTCATCGACCATCGTCGCGAAACCGTCCTGCACGCTCTGCTGCGCCTGGAGGCTGTAGCGCGCGCTTTGCAGCGTGGCCGCCCGGTCGATCTCGACGATTCGGTTCTGATGCTGCTGTTCGAGGTTCAGGCGCTCGGCATTGAGCTCGGCCTGCTTGACGACATCGTCATGCACAAGCTGCTGCTTGGCGTCCAGCGCCTCGGCGGCGGCGGCGAAACTGCGCTCTTCGAGCTTGCGCTGGATCTCGAACGCCTCGTCGGCGCTGATCTGGCGCATCTGGCGCAGCGCATCAAGGTCCGACTTCTCGCGGCCGATCTGGTTGTCTGCGCTCGACTTCTGCGCGCCGACAGCCACCTGCGATAGCGCATCTATGCGTTGCTGCTGCGCGATCCTGAACTCAGCAGCGTTCTTGCGCTCGACATCGCCGCGCTGCGCCGTCAGGATGTTGACCTCGGCCAGGAGCTTGGCTTCCTGCGTCTGCATCTTGACGCGCTCGGCCTCATGCGCCGCACCAGCCGGCACTGCCTTCTCTGCGGCCTTGGCGGCATCGAGCTCGCGCTGCTTGGCGGCGATGGACAGGTCGATGCCAGCCTTCTCGATCGACAGCTTCGTCGCGTAGTAGGTGTCGATGCTGACCAGGTTCTGCTTGTACTGATCGTCAAGCAGCGACTGGCTCTCGGCGAGGTATTCCTTGGCCAGCGCCAGCGATCCTTCTTCCTGGGCCTTCTGCAGTTGCATCAGGGCCGCAGCAAGGGCCGCTGCCTGCGCCTGGGCGGTCTTGTCGACGATGGGGGTTGTCTTGGTGCCGCTTCCTGGCGCCGCGTTCGCTGGCGTGCCCTGGGCCTGCGGCGTAAGGGGGCGCATTGCCGCTCGGTCCAGATCTTCGGCGCCCTTGCTCGCAATGGCCACAGCGCGCGCCACGCCCTCAGCGAGGATCCGGTTGCGCTCATCGACCCCGGCCTGAAACTCGGCCTTCGCGCCGGCGAAGTCGAGATGCAGGGCCTTGTCGGCCACGGTCGCGAAGTAGCCGAAGGCGCTGGACATCACCGCGATGCCGGTCTTCACGATGTTCACGACCTCCTCGACCGCGATCCGGAAGCCGATGAAGACGATCTGCACGACCGCAAGCGCGTTCTTGAAGATCTGCATCGCGGACAACGTCTCGCCGCCGAACAAGTCGTGCAGAGCATCGCGTACCGCGCCGGCGATGTCGACGATCGCGCCGACGACTTCGAAGACCAAGTCGCGCGCGCCGCGCCAAAGCTCAACGAAGACGCCGACGGCGTACTTCGTACCCTCCACGATCGTCGGTCCGAACGACGCAAGCTGATTCGCGCTCTCGGTGAAGATCGGGATCACGGCCTCGCCGATTGTCTTGACGATGCCGTCGTAGACATCGTGCACGTCGTTCAACGCGAGCTTGTACTTCTTGACTGCGTCGAGACCTTCCTTGGTGATCGTGAGGTTGAGCTCTTCGTTCTTCTTGCGCGCCTCTTCCAGCACGTCGTTGTTGAGCTTGAGGAGCTTTCGAACATCGTCGACGTTGCGGCCGAACAGCTGCATCGCGACTTGCGTCTGATCGATGCCGGGCTTGTACTGGCCGACGATCTTGATCGCCTCTTGGAATAGCTGATTCGAGCTCTTCTGCCCGCTGGTGAAGCCGGCGACATCGACGCCTAGATTCTTCAGTTCTTCGCTGTTCTGGCGCAGGCTGCGATTGAACTTCAGGAACGCGCCGCTATAGGTCTCGGCGTCGCTGCCGATGTCGCCCAGGGCGGTGTTGAGCGTGCCGGCCTCTTCGGCCGTGATGCCGAGCGTCTTGCTCAGGCCGTTGGCCGCGCTGTTGATCTTGATCGTGTCGCCGATGATCTCGGAGAAGGCGGCTCCGCCGGCCGCAGCAGCAGCGAAGCCTTTCCAGTGCTTGAGCAACTCGTCGAAGATGCCGCTGACCTCGCCAAGCTTCGACTTGAGGTCGTCGATCGAGGCGCCGAACTTGACGTTTACTTCGTTGCCGCCTTCAGCCATTCCGGTTTTCCTTGAGAGAAACCCGAGGCGCCGAGGAGGTCCATCAACGCGTTCAGGTCTTGCTCGACCGGCGGCTTAGGCGCGCCGCCGGTCTTTCCTGATCCTCTTGCCGCCGGCGTCGCGCCGAGCACGGCCGCGATCGCCGCGACGCTCACCGACAGTGGCGGCACCTTGCGCCAGTGCGCGCTGATCGCGTCCAGCCGCGGCAGCGTCATTTCCTCGTCGATGTACTCCCATGTCCAGCCGAAGGCGTCGATCAGGCTGACGTAGACGACGTCCCAATCGACGCCAGCGCTTCCCCCGGCGCGCCCTCGGCCTTGCGGAATCCGCCGATGCTGAGCACGGCGCCGAGCACGGCCTGGTAGTTGCCGATGTCCAGCATGTCGTCGAGCAGTTCCATCGTCATCGACGGATAGTTGCGCTGCATGGCCGCCAGTACGATACGGCCGACGACGCCCATCTGCTGAGGCGACGGTCGGCCGACGATGTTCTTCAGGCTCTCGATGTCCTCGCCGAGATCCTGGATCGCGCGGAACGCGAGCGGCGGGATGCGGTATTGCTCGTCGCCGAGCGTCACCCATTCGCCGCCGCGGCTGCGCTCTGTCGGGACGCGCACGAGCGCCTGTTCGGAGACGCCCGCGATCATGACATCGCTCATCGTTCCCACTCGATCACTCCTCCAAGCTGATGGTGCCGATGTTTCCGGCGTCATCGGACATCGCCGAGAAGTCGAAGGCCGGGATGGTGAAGTCCTCGAGCTTCGTCGCCATCGAGAGCTTTGACGACATGCAGAGGTTGAGGACCATGGTCAACGATTTGCCCTGGAACGTCTCGGTCAGCACCGTGGCGAACGTCGGAGCGTTGCCGAGCAGCTGGTTCGTGATCGTGATCTGCTTGCCGTTCGCCGCGTCGGTGTAGAGGTAGCTGATCTTCAGCGCGACGTTGTTCTGCGACGAGTTGAAGCCGTACGCACCGGTGGTCTCGTTGCAGGTGTACTGCGCGCCTACCGGGGCGTTCGCAACGCGCGAGTACACCGAGCCTGTCAGCGCCGCGATCACGCCGTAATCGGCCGTGAACGTGGTGTTGTGCGAGACGTTGACGACGTTCGCCGTGACCGTCGCCGCTTCTTCTACGGCCGTCCTGGTCGAGCCGGTCGCGACCGTCCCGGAACCGAAGAACAGGTCGTTGAAGGCCTGGGCGTTGAACTGCGCGAAGTCGGCTTTGCCGGTGATCTTGCCGGTACCTCGGCCCAGGGCCAGTGGGAACTGCTTGCGCCCGAACAGTTCCTTGACCGTGAGGGAGAACTCGACGCTCGCGCCTTGTAGCGCGCCGAGCAGGACCGGGGTCGCGGGGCCGGAAAGACCGGCGTCGTTCCGCTTGCCGTAAATGGTGCCGCTGCCAAAACTGTACTGCATCGCTGTTCTCCTGGTGCTCAGGGACTCGTGAGGAACTCGATCGGCACCGCAACGACGGCGTCGTCACCGAGCGTGCCCTCGAAATACTGGACGTCGCCTTTGATGGCGCAGTGTGAGACAAGACCGCCGAGCGTGGCCGACAGGCTGCTCGGATCATCCATGCCGCCGATCACCGCGGCCTCGATCGCGTCGAGAAGCGGGTTCAGGACGACCGAAGGCACGACATCCGGCACGTTCTGGGCCTGTGTCTTGACGTAGAGCAGCAGCACGATCTGGCATGTCCATATCGTCGGCAGGCCCTTGCGATAGTTCGCGTTCTCGCTCACCTGGCGCATCAGCAGCGCCGGTTGCGCCTCAGGCTCCACGTCTTCCCAGGTGGCTAGCTTGCGCGTCGCGGTGAGAAAGGCCGGCGAGCCACCGATCGTCAGCGCGGCGAAGAATGCGAAGACGGCGGCATAGATCGGTTCGCGCGTCATCGCAGCGCCTCAAGCGCGGCGGCGCGCAGCTCGCTCTGGATGCGGGGTCGGAACTCCGCCAGCGTCGAGCGCAGGAAGGACCGCTCCGGCATCACCATCGTGCGCGCGTGCTGGCGCACGTTGGCCGTGCCACCGCTCGCTAGTTTGCGAACGTGCGAGCCGACGGTCACCTGCCCGTTGAACCCGTACTCGTGCACCGCGGCATAGCGCACGTTCGTGCCCTCGGTCGCGACGACGCCGTGCGAGTCCTGCGTGACGAGGCGATTGATCGATCGGCGCAGCGTGCCGGTGCGGGTGTGCAGCACCTCGCCAGCGAGCTTGCGCTTGATAGCGGTTTGGATCTCGATCGACAGCCGGGTGACGGCTCGGAACAGATTCGCAGCCAGGCGATCGGCCGCGCCGCGCAGGCTGGCCAGAAAGGTCTCTGCGCGGATGTCGACGATGAGGCCGTCGCTCATACCGGCGCCATCCTGCGGAACGGGTTGAGTTGTTCCTTGACGCTGTCGTTCATGCCCTTGCCGTCGTAGCTGATCGTCTCGTTGGCGAGCGTCTTGCTCTTGATGCCGAGGTTGTCGCGCGCCTTGAGGTCGATGCCGACCATCTCGATGCACGCCTGCTCGACCGGCGGCGGGATGTAGGCTGCGTCGATGGAGATCGCGGTGCCGGCATCGGCCGCGTTGAAGGTCAACTGCGGCGCGTTGAAGCTGTACTCGCCCGGCTGCGGTACGTTCGATGTCGCGGCGAAGGCGCTGCCGTTCGCGCTGTTCACGATGCCGTAGATCAACGCCGGCGATCCCGGGTCCTGGATCCACAGAGGCACGTTCGCCGCCGGCACCGTCGCGTCGATCTCTTGCCGGTAGCCGGCGGTCCAACTGCAGACCACGTTCTGTCGCGCCATCGGGAAGCGCGCGCCGCCCTGCAGGTACAGCGTGGTCTCGTCGAAGCGGTAGCCAGGGCCCGTCTCACTCGTCGCCGCCAGCACCTCGACGCCGTTGATCGCGAGGTAGTCGATCGTCAGGATCGGCTGGTCGGGCAGCGTCAGCATGCAGGTTCCGGTGCCGTTCAGCCGGCGCGCGGTCTGCGTGATGATCGGGAAAGGCCGCTGCGTGTAGCTCCGGATCTGCCCGGACTCGCGCGCGATCAGCGAGGCGATCAGCGCATCGCTGCCCGACTGGGTGATCGCAAGGAACTGCTTCACGGCGAGGACGGTCGTCAAGTTCACGGCAGCGGCGTCTTCCGGTCAGGGCTTCTTGATCTTCGGCTTCGGCTCGGTCAGCCCGTGCGCCTTGAGCTCGGCCGCGAGATCCTTCGGCACGACGACGAGACCTTCCTCGTCGGCCTGCAGCGAGAAGCCGCCAATCGAAATGCTTGAGCCCATGCCGGCCGGAATCTGCAATGGGACCATCGACTCTTGCGGGAACTGGTTCATGCCCTGGGCTCCTTGTGCCGCTGCTGATGGAGACGCGGGGCCGAAGCCCCGCGCGATGCTGCCTCGTCAGGTGTCGCGCCCGATCAGCTTGCGCCGATGTTGGTGATCAGGCCCTGGCTCGGCGGGAAGTAGTTCTGCAGGACGCCGTCGGCATAGACGCCGTACTCGTACTTGCGCGTCACCATCGGCCACTGCACCTGGTAGTAGTCGCGCCGCATGCGCATCTGCAGCACGTTCGTGACGTTGCTCAGCGGGTACGGCAGGCGCGAGGTGGTGAACAGCATCGTGCCGGGCGGCATGTTCGGGTGCAGCCTGATCTGGAGCTCGGTGTTGCCGTCCATCGAGTACTTGTTCAGGTAGCTGCGCGTGATCACCGCGCCGCCGATGACCTTGCCCGGCTCGGTGGCGAAGACGATGCGCTGCGCGCCGGTCGTCGACGCATTCGCGGTGGCCGCCGAGATCGCGCCCATTTCCTGCGAGTTGACCCACAGCGTGGTCGGCGACAACCGGTAGACGTCCCAGAACGATTTCAGCGCCGTGTCGATCTCGACGACGCCGCCCTTGCCGTCCGGCGTCAGCGGCGTGCCAGTGCCCGGCGTGCCAGTCGCCTGCGTCTTCTGATAGGCGCCGAGCGAGGACTGCGATGCGAAGGTGATCAAGCCGTCGAAGACGAGCGAGTCGCGGCTGAAGTCGGTCAGGGTCAGCGCGTTGTAGTTCGACTGCCCCGGCGATACGGTGGTGCCGGCTGCGGCCGCGGCGATCAGCACGCTGTTGATGGTCGTGACGGCGCCCAGCGTCAAGTTGCCGGCGGCCAGGCCCCAGAACCACGCGTATGCGACGGCGCCGGCGACGGCCGTGACCGAAGCCGAGATCGTCGAGACGTTGGCGCTGGCCGCCGAGGTGACGTTCGCTTGCGCCGATGGGCGCGCGGTGCCGCCGTTGACCGTGTCGGTATTGCTGCTTGGCCCGGCGCTGACGCGCGCGATCGTCTGCACGACGCCACCGGTGACGGCCGCGCGGTAGTAGCCGTCCATCGTGAGCGCGACACAGGCGACGCCGTAGGAGACGTTGCCGGTCAGCGCGCCGCCGGTTGCGGCGGAGGTCAGCGTCGGCGCCGGCGTGTTGCCGAGCGCCAGGCCGTTGTTGCCGCCGAGGATCATGCGCTCCTCGCCGATCATCACCGAGCGCAGCAAGCCCTCGACGGCGAGCGCCTTCACGTCTTCGAAGCCCTCGCCGGAGTAGTCGGCTTCGAGCGTCACGTAGTCGTCCAGGCCGAAGCCGCGATAGGCCGCCGTGTAGTCGGCCGTTGTCGTCGCCATCACACCGCCGCGGTTGCCTTCGCTCAGGCCCAGCGGGGTCTTGTTGGTGTTCACGCCGGTGACGGCGCGCCAGTTCGCCTGGATGCCGCCCTTCGCGCTGACGCGCGGCGTCTCGTTGCGCAGCGGCGTGATGACAGGGTAGAGCTTCTTCGAAGGCGCTTCGAGGTCGTAGGCGGTGATACCGCTGATCGCCGAGGCGCTCTGCGTCCATGCCTTCGCGAGATCGGCGTTCGGCGTGCCCTGCGCCGCCTTGATGAGGGCGAGGGTTTCGGCAGTGACGGCAGCATTCATGGTTCGGTCTCCGTGTCGGATGACTGGGCCAGGGTTGGGAGGTTGCTCAAGGACGCAACGCAGCCGGCAGCGTCATCGAGACACCGCCCCGCGCATGCAGGGATTTGATGAGGCTTGCAGCCTCGTGCTCTTCGCCGTGCGAGTCGACGACCGGCGCCGGCTTGTCTGGCGTCACCTTGGCGAGCGGGTCTTCGATCACGTCGGCCGCCTTCGAAACGGCGCGCAACGAGACGCGGGCCGGCGCCGGCTGGTCTTCAAGTTGCTTGATCCGCACGGCCGCGGCGTCAAGCGCCTTCTGCAGCGGGGCGATGGTCTCGGCGATCAGCTTTTCGAGCTTCGCGTCTTCGGCCTTCGGCAGTGCCTCGGCGAGCTTCAGGATCTCGTCGCCTGTCTTGGCGGCCAGCGCGTCCGGATCGGCGACCCTTGCCTTCAGGAGCGCGCGCGCGGCCTCGACCTTCGCGGCCTTTTCGGCAGCGGCATCGCCAGCGGCGCACTTCGCCCCGAGGGCGGCCGAGTGGTCGTGCATCTCCTGGATGCGCTTCTGATCGGCGGCACTGTTGCGCGCCCCGACCTTGGCGAGATCCAGGATGAGCGCCTTCTGCAGCGCGCCGGCGCGCTCGGCGAGCGCCATCACGGCGGCCGTGTCGCCCTTCGCCGCGGTCGCTTCGGCGACCTCTTCGGCGACCATGTCCGTCAGGATCGATCCGCCGTCGGCGAGCCATTGCGTGATGCGACCGCCGAGCGCGGAACCGTCGCCTTCCATCTCGGCTTCGTACTCGACCGAGCTCTTGATGTACTCGATCTGCGCGAGCAGGTTGGCGAGCGCCCCGCAGGTGTACAGTCCCTTGCGCAGTGTCAGCGCGATCTCCGCCTTCTCGGCGTCTTCACCGACGCCGAGTTTCTTTTTGGCGGCACCGATCTTCGCGTCGATCTTCTCCTGATCGGCGGCGCTGTACTTGCTGCGGTTGGCGGACTTCCCGAAGTAGCTCGCCGCCGCGCGCACATGCTCCGCGGAGTCGAGCGGGTACTTCTTGTTGGCCTCGTCGGCGTAGGTCACGTCGCCGTAGTTCGCGACAGCGGCATTCTTTTCGCCCGGCGTCACATCGCCGCGCGCCTTGATCTTCTCGATCACCTGCGTGACGGAGAGCCCGAGCTCGTTCATCGCCTTGCCGAGCTCGGCGACCTCGTCCGGCGTGCCGGTGACGTCGACCGGCTCCGGCTCGGCCGGCTTGAAGTCCACCTTCGCGAGGCTGCCATCGGCCTTCTGGACCTCGAAGAACTTCGCGCCCGGCATGCACGGCCGGTCGACGAGGCTGATCTCGGTCGGGATCGCGGTGTAGCGCGTGATGCTGCGGTCGTCGATCTTCTCGACCTTCCGGTTCGAGTAGCTGCCGCCGATGCTGAAGCCGGTGTAGACCCCTTCGAGCACCTTGTTCCACTCGTTGTCGTCGACGACCTTCGCGCACACGTCTACCGCGCGATCGCTGTCCGAGAAGTCGATGCCGGTCAGCTTGCCGGCGGCGACCTTGCCGTGCATGGCGCGCACGTTTCCGAGGCTCTTGCCGTCGGTATCCGCGGCGATGTCGGCCGACCATTTCTCGAAGTGCGGCCGGCTGGACGCGTAGTCCATGATCTCGTCGGCCTTGTCGACCGCTTCCTCGGCGGCCCGGCCGAAGACCAGGCGCTTCGCCTCATCGACCTTGCGGATCTGCGCGAAGAGCTTCATGGGCGACGCTCCGATGAGGGCGGGATGGCTGACAACATTCGCGGCGAATTTTCAAGCGCGATTGCGCTGATGAGCGCGGCCAAGTGGTAAGCCTTACCACTTGCATCGGGCTTCCATGCCGTGCTGCGAAAACAATCGCAAAGGTCGGCGGTGCCGCCGCATAAACGGGGGTCCCAGGCCGTGGCAGCACGCGAGACGATGGGCACGAACATCGAACCGAGCCTGGTCCAGCGGCTGATGCAGGGCGTGCGATACGTCGTCAGCGGCGTCGGACCCGACAACTTCTTCGGCCCTTCGCAACCACTCGCTCCTCTCGCGCAGGACAAGACCGAAGGCCGGGCCCTCGACTATCCGGTCGGGTTCAATCTCCGCATCCAGCCGCGCGAGGGCGAGGCCATTGGCTTCGCCGACCTCCGTGGCATAGCTGACGGGTACGACCTACTTCGGCTCGTCATCGAGACTCGCAAGGACCAGATCGAGGCCTTCGATTGGGAGATCGTGCCCGTTAAGAAGGGCGATTCGGCGGAAGCGTACAAGGCCGAGATCGAGAGGGTGAGCGACTTCCTCTCGTCGCCGGACAAAGAACACGACTGGCCGCAGTGGCTGCGAATGCAGCTCGAAGATTTGCTCGTGCTCGACGCGATCGTGATCTACCCGCGCGCCACTCGCGGAGGAGACATCTACGCGCTGGAATTGATCGACCCGGCCACGATCAAGCGCGTGCTAGATGACGGTGGCCGCACGCCGCTGCCGCCGAGCGTTGCATACCAGCAAGTGCTAAAAGGCATTCCGGCCAGTGACTATTCTCGCGATCAGTTGTTCTACCGCATGCGCAACCCGCGCACGAATCGCGTCTACGGCCTGAGCCCTGTCGAGCAAGTGCTGATGACGGTCAACATCGCAATGCGTCGTCAATTGAGCCAACTCGATTTCTACACCTCAGGCAACGTGCCAGAGGCGCTCGCTCAGGTGCCGGCCACATGGACCTCAAAGCAGATCCAGGACTTTCAGGTTTGGTGGGATTCGCTGATGGAGGGCAACAGCGCGCAGAAACGAAAGATGCGCTTCATTCCGTCGCTCGACAAGATCGTGTTTCCGAAAGACGCGGTCCTGAAGGACGAGTATGACGAATGGCTTGCTCGAATCGTCTGCTTCGCCTTCAGCATCTCGCCGTCCGCGCTCATCAAGCAGGTGAACCGCGCGAGCGGCGAGCAGATGGCGGATACCGCTAAGGAAGAGGGCTTGATGCCTCTCCTGCGCTTCATCGAATCGCACATGACGACGCTCGTGCAGCGTTTTCTCAGCGCTACTGGCCTCCGGTTCCAGTTCAAGGTCGTCAACCGCGTCGACCCGAAGGCGCAAGCCGAGATCCACAAGATCTATGGCGACCTGGAGGCGCTGACGCCGGACGAGATCCGCGAGGATCTGGACCGCGATGCGATGACGCCGGAGCAGCGCGAGGAAGCATGGCCTACGCCGGTGCCGGCCGGCATGAATCCGGACGGCACACCGATTCTGCCGAAGGGTGCTGCTGGCGCTACTGGCGGCACCGCGCCGGGTGGGACGGTCCCGGTCGCCGGCGACACGAAAGCCACGAAGCCCGAGCCGACGGCCGCCGAGAAGATGCTGGCCGATGCCCTGGCGCTGCTCGACCCGGCGCGCCAGGCAGACGCGCTCGCGAAGGCTCTCGCGGCACTGCCGCAACCGCAGGCCGGAGACACCTTCATCACGGTCCCACAGCAGCCGGCGCCGATCGTCAAGGTCTACGGAGAGACGAACGTCCAGGCCGCGCCGGCGCCATTGACGAAGGTCGTCACCGCGGGGCGGGATCCAGTGACCGGCAAGATGGTCGGAGAGATCCGCTTGGTCGGCGACCAACACAGCAACGTCCGCGACATCGCCGAGGCGCTGGAGAAGATCAGATGAGCACGCTCACGAAAGCAGGCCGGCAGTTGCAACGCGACGCACTTGCGGCGGCGCTCGTCGGCGGCGCCTACGTCATCTACGACGGGGACGGCCGCGAGCTCGGCAAGGCAACATTTCCGTCGGACTGGGAGCGCGAAGGCGACAGCGCTTTCGTCTTCCGCTCTCTTGATCAAGGGCGCGTCTCTCGCGCAGGCATCGCATCAAGCTTCGCGGCAATCCCTGCCGGCGGGGAATCCGCACTGATTGCCGGGACCATCGGCCAAGCTCTCGGGAAGGGTGTCGACGTTGTTGTCGAGCCCATCAACGGCCAGGACGGCCGGCAACTCTACGAGGGCATGGACCTCGACATCGAGCTCTTCCGACACGAAGCGCAATTCGACATTTGACTGGAGAACGAAATGGCAAGAGGTGACGTTCATTGGTTCGCGCAGGCCCTGCTCGACGGCTTTAAGAAGAAGCACGACTTTTCAGCGGATACCGTCAAGCTGGGCATCGTCTCGAATTTGCCGGCGCTGACGGTCAACATCGCGAATCCATTCTGGGGATCGAGCGGCGGCGGCACCGATCTAAGCGCCAATCAGGTCGCGCTGGCCACCGGCTATGCTGGACCGGTGACGCTTGCGAGCGTCACCTGGACAGAGGTCGCGAACGTGCCGACATTCGCGGCGAATTCGGTATCTGTGGCGCAGGATGCCGGCGGCTTTGCGAATGGCGCTTTCGGCGTCATCTACAACGACACCGCGGCCAACAAGCCGGCCTTCGCCTTCGTCGATCTCGGCGGACCTGTCGGCAATCAGAACGGGCCGCTCGCCATCAACTGGAACAGCAGCGCCGTGTCGGGACCGATCCTC